AAGAGAGAGCAATCTTTCAAGGAAGAATCAGAAGCAAAATGGTTTGAGCGTGCCATGAAACGTTCTAATTTTATTACAACTATGACGGAGGTCAAAGAGTGAACTCATTTCTAAAGGATGTATCAAGTGAAATTGATAATGATTATGCCAGTCTTGTCTCCGATGGAGTTTCAGCAGGAGATACTAGTAATTTCATTGACACTGGTAGTTATATCTTTAATGCTCTCGTTAGCGGAAGCATCTATGGGGGTGTACCAGGGAATAAGATCACTGCTATTGCGGGTGAGTCTTCCACTGGCAAAACTTTCTTTTGCCTTGGCATTGTTCAACATTTTCTTGAGTCTAACCCAGATGCAGGAGTGATCTACTTTGAGTCTGAGTCTGCTATTTCTAAGCAGATGATTGAAGACAGGGGTATTGATTCTACTCGTATGATGATTGTACCTGTAACTACAGTACAAGAGTTTCGACATCAATCAATCAAGATCATTGACAAGTATATGGGACTTGATGATAAGAAACCTATGATGTTTGTTCTTGATTCTCTTGGTATGTTATCTACTTCTAAAGAAGTAACTGACAGTGAAGAAGGTAAAGAAACTCGTGACATGACAAGAGCACAAGTTGTTAAGTCTATCTTCCGAGTTTTGACTCTTAAGTTGGGTAAAGCAAATGTTCCTATGTTAGTTACTAACCATACCTATGATGTTGTAGGTGCTTACATTCCTACTAAAGAAATGGGTGGTGGAAGTGGACTTAAGTACGCATCTTCAAGTATCATCTTTCTCTCTAAGAAAAAAGAAAAGGATGGTAAAGAAGTAGTTGGTAATATTATCAAATGTAAGAATGCTAAATCACGTTTAACTAAGGAGAACTCGCAAGTTGAAACACGTCTTTATTACGACCGTGGACTGGACAGGTATTACGGACTACTGGAGTTGGGTGAGAAGTATGGAGTCTTCCAACGGAAGGGGAATCGCGTTGTTGTTGGGGAATCTTCCGTTTATCCTTCTGCTATTCTTGCCAATCCTGAGAAATATTTCACCGAAGAAATAATGAGTAAACTAGATGAAGCAGCAGCAAAAGAGTTTAGGTATGGCAACTAATTTAAAAGACTATGTTAGAACGTATGATCAATTGGTTGACGCTGATCTTTGTCAGAGGATACTTGAAGCGTTTGGAAAATCCAACGGTGAGTATATTGATCGAGAGCAGCGACCTTCCTTCACGGAACTGAATCTAACAAATAGACTCAGAGCAAAAGATCCTTTATGGTCTGATATTCATGTCAAACTAGAGGATGCTTTCGTTGATGCTACACAAATTTATATGGAAGAACTGGATTTAGGTCCAGACTTTCCATCAAAGTATTGCTTTGAAGAATTACGATTAAAATATTATCAAAACAATGGACATGACCAGTTCAAGAACCATGTCGATGTACAAGACTACAACAGCGCACGTCGTTTCCTTGTTTGTTTCTTGTATCTAAACAGTGTCGGGATGGGAGGTCAAACACATTTTCCAAAGTTGGACTGTACAATCGAACCAAAGTGTGGTAGGATACTATTGTTCCCATCTACTTGGCAGTATAGACATGCGGGTCTACCCCCTGAGTCCAACAACAAGTACATCGTTGGCACCTATTTGCACTATCTCTAATGTCCCTCGAACTCACGATTCTTAGTAATCTCGTCTATAATGAGAAGTATGCTCGCAAGGTCCTTCCATTCCTGAAGGTAGACTACTTCACTGAGAAGACTCTCAAGGTTATCTTTCTGGAGATCCATGAGTACATCAGTCAGTATGATGGTTTACCATCTCTCAATGCCATTAGTATTGAGTGTCAAGAAAGGAATGACCTTAGTGACGAGCAATATAAAACTGTTCTGGAGACTTTAAATGTCCTTTCCGATGATCCCACAGACTACGATTGGATCGTTGATACTACGGAAAAGTGGTGTCAAGAGCGTGCGATCTACCTATCTCTTATGGAGAGTGTCAAGATTGCTGACGGTCAAGATCCCAAGAAAGATAAGGGTGCCATTCCCCAAATTCTCTCAGAAGCATTAGGAGTTTCCTTTAATCAAAGCGTTGGACATGATTACATGGACAATGCATTCGATCGTTTTGATTACTACCATCGGAAGGAAGATAAGATTCCTTTTGACTTAGAGTTCTTTAATAAGATCACTAAAGGTGGATTGGTAAACAAATCTTTGAATGTTGCACTTGCAGGCACAGGTGTCGGTAAGTCTTTGTTTATGTGTCATGTCGCAGCAAGTATGCTATTGCAAGGTAAGAATGTTTTATACATCACTTGTGAGATGGCAGAAGAAAAGATTGCAGAAAGGATTGATGCTAATCTTATGAACGTCAACATCCAGAAACTCTCTGAGTTACCTCGTATGATGTTTGAAAAGAAGATTCAGCAGTTAGGAAAGAAGACTCAAGGCAAGTTAATCATTAAAGAATATCCAACTGCTTCGGCACATGTTGGTCACTTTAAATCTTTGATTGCTGACCTTGCTCTAAAAAGAAGTATTAAACCTGATATTATATTTGTAGACTACCTCAACATTTGTGCCTCTCAAAGGTACAAAGGATCTATTGTTAACTCTTATACCTATGTTAAAGCGATTGCTGAAGAACTCAGGGGACTTGCTGTTGAAACTAATGTCCCCATTGTCTCTGCGACACAAACGACTCGCTCTGGTTTTGGGAGTACTGATGTTGATCTCACTGATACGAGTGAGTCCTTTGGTCTTCCTGCCACTGCTGATCTTATGTTCGCTCTTATCTCGACTGAGGAACTTGAGGGAATGAATCAGATCATGGTCAAGCAGTTAAAGAATAGATACAATGATCCGACTATGAACAAAAGGTTCTGTGTCGGTATTGACAGAGCGAAGATGCGACTCTATGATGTTGAAGATTCTGCTCAGACTGATATCGTTGACTCTGGTCAAGAAGATCTAGAAAAGAATCTAGTCAAACGTTTCACTTCATCCAAACCTTTCGATGCCCTCTCCTATGATTGACTTTTTAAAATATGCACAGTTCGTTAATGCTGTGACTTCAAAAGAAAGTAAGTGTGGAGACGCATTTACAGAACGAATTGCAGACTTGCACTATCAAGACTTTCCTACAGAAAGGATGTTGACTGCTGCACTGGGACTATCTGCTGAGGCAGGTGAGTTTACTGAAGTAGTAAAGAAGATTATCTTCCAAGGCAAACCTGTCAATGAAGATAACCTGTTCCATATGAAGCGTGAACTCGGTGACATCATGTGGTATTTTATGCAAGCATGTATGGCACTAGATGTATCTCCTGAGGAGGTCATCGAAATGAATGTGGACAAACTAAAAGCACGTTACCCAGGTGGCGAGTTTGATGTTCACTTCTCTGAAAACCGTAAACAAGGTGACGTATGATTGGTAAACTAGACCCAGATGAAAGGGTTCTGTCTGATACAGAACCTATGCAACTTACTCCTGATCTAATTAATCAGATTAATGAGAAGATGGCACACACAAAGAAGGATGGTTCCTTCAACTGGTTGCCTACTGATGACTATGAAATTCAAATCGCAGGTACGTTTGCTGCTGATAGATTTATTGTTATCAAGAACGTATCTAAGAATCCTTGGGTACCTTCCGAACCTCACCCCAACTATGACTATGAAAAAAAGGAGTTTAAAAAATGATGCTATTTGCAATTAACCCAGTAGACGCATGGAACAATATTTCATGGGCAGATGCAGTTCCATTTTGCATCGTTCTTTTTGCGTTGTACTGGACTAAGAAATGGATTGATCTTAAGTTTGCAAAGAAGCAATCAAAGATTGTATACAAAGTTAAGATCGTAGACGAACCGTGAGAGTTGACAGGTACTATGATCCCTATGAGGATCTCGAACGCAAGTGTCTAGAAGAACTAGACTATATCGCCAAGTCACTTGGTGGTACTATGTGTCAAAAGACAAAGTGTAACAGCACAGGTAGACAGAGTAGGATCATTGAGATAGAATACCATGTGGAGGATACTAAAGGTTGAAACAGTTATGGCGAATCTGGGCAAAAGCACTTGGTGACAAGGCAGGTACTTCCGACAAAGAAGCAGATACCGTTGCCCTCATTCGCACATTCATCTTCGTTCAACTTATAGTCACCAACTGTTTCATCGTTGCAGGTAACATTAGACACTGGAACGATCATTACTCACCCCCTAATTATGAACATATTCGTGACTGACCGTGATCCCAAGATCTCGGCACAATCATTGCCTGATAAGCACGTCGTGAAGATGCCTCTAGAAACATGTCAAATGCTTTCTATTGTATTCTCACACTGGTACTTTGACTGGGGTGATGATCTAGTAAAGAAGATTGATGGCACACCATATGCCACACAAAAAGGTGCATTCCGTAATCATCCATGTACACAGTGGGCAGGACAGTCACTAGAAAACTGTGCATGGTTGATTCAACATGGTTGTGCATTGTCCACAGAATACACTCATCGCTATGGTAAACAGCACGGTTGTGCTGAGGCATTATGGGAAGCAAAGAAAACATTTCATAGGTTCAGTGAGAATGTGATTGTCATCTGGAAACAAGTAGAATCTTTTACTCGTGCAATGCCAGAGCAATGGAAGTATGATGATACAATAGATACGATCACTGCATACAGACTGTATGTTTCCAGTAAACCATGGGCACCAACTAACTATCTTCGTGACCCATCTCGTAAACCTCTCTGGATGAACTACCTCACCTCATAAATATCAGGGGACGAGAATGATTTGGAGATCTAAAGAGTAATGGCATTCCTATCGGGTGGCGAACAAACAACTATCAACTCTACTATTACAGAGTTATTTCCTGCACTAGCATTCAATACAGGAAAGAAGTTTAATAACGCTGATGATTTAGAAGAGTACATTGATAACTTAGATCTAAGATCAATAAAAGCAAAAAAGACATTTGTAAACAATAATAATATTGATGCAGCAGCAGGTTATATTAATAAATTAGATCAGATTAGACCTGCAATGAAAAAAACAAAACTGGATAATGCTGTAGGTATTCTGAATTACTTGTATAAGTATCACAAGTCAAGACCAATCCAACAGGTTGTCTGGGGATATAGAGAAAAACCAAGAGGGGTTCCATCTAATCACGCAGGTGATATTTTTTTAGTTCATAAAAATCAAAAGGTTACACCTAAGATTGTAGGTATTAGTTTAAAAGCAGGAACAAAAAAGTCCAAAGAACCTAAACTAAACTCCTATGTGGGAACAACTTTAAGAAAGGATGCATGGAAGAGGGCATACCCTAGAGCAATAGATCAGTTAAAAGATAAGTTGTGGACAGAAGTATACTCCAAGGTCCCAAGATTACCTGTAAAAGGTAAAGACAAAGTTGATAAGAATAACTGGTTGACATTGACTGCAACTAGACAGAAACCAAATCCAATTCTAGTAGAAAAAGTTCTTGATCTATTTGAATCAAATCCAAAACAGTTTGATGAACTCTACATTAAGATGAATAAGGTCTGTAGAGAACATTTGGTTGGGATGATCAATGGTAATCTAAATGCAACTAAAGCATGGATTAAAGAAGAGTTTAGATTACAAGAACAAGATGTTGAAGTACCTATGATCTTAGTAAAGGCAATTGGGAATAAAGCAGACTCATCTTCTACAGATCCTTTAAGAGATATTCTACCTAAGGTAACCAAAGTCAAAGCATACCTCAAGTCTGGTTCTGTACAAGAATGGTTTATTGATGTTATGGCAAATGGTAGTGAGAAATTAACTCTATCGATGACTATTAGAAGTGACTCAGAATATAGAAAGTCAAAACAGAAGGGTAAACTAGGAGCGTACATGATGCTCAAGTTACTTTATAGAAGTTAAGACAGTTCAACAACTGGCACACACCCCCTACACAAGGCACTTGACTGTGCTATAATAAGGGTACCGAAAGACACCTATGCCAAACAAACACCTAGAGCATCCAGAAGACATGATCATGTATGGTCGTCGTGCTGCTCTGAGGACAGTCAATGCTCTGTTACACGAGGATCTACCTCTTGGTGTGAAGTGGGATGGTGCTCCTGCTATTGTATTTGGGACTAACCCTGACAATGGTAAGTTCTTTGTTGGTACAAAGTCTGTATTCAACAAGATTAAGGTCAAGATTGCTTATTCATACGAGGACATTGATGCGTACTACAAGGGGGAAGTGGCGAACATTCTTCGTCTATGCTATCGTCACCTTCCTAGGATTGGTGGTATTGTCCAAGGTGACTATATTGGGGTATCTGGGGGTCGTACCTATACTCCTAACACTCTTGAGTATCGGTTTGCTACCAAAACTGGTGGTCATATTGTGTTTGCCCCTCACACTGGTTATGATGTTGTTTCTCCAACTGCCACTCCTCGTTTTGGTGTTAATGTTTTTGGTGAGTCTGATTGCTTTATGCTAGGACACAATGAAGCAAGTGCTGTTTGTGAAGGAAAGGTTAAGTTCGACTGGTTCAAATTCATGAAGAATCTAGTCAGGGCAAAGGTTCCTGCTGATAAGAAGACTCGTGACGCGATGTTCAAGCACATCAATCTATGGATTCGATTTGAGATGGTGCCACCTTCCGCAGAAATGTATAATGCCTTACCTGATAAATATAAGCAAGAAGTGAATATCTACACCTTTAGAGTGTGGGATCAAATCTTCCAACTGAAACAGTCACTCATGAGCAATATACGAGTCAGTGGTACAGTCACTCCTTATTTGAATGACCAACCAACTGCTCACGAAGGTTTCGTTACACAAAACGAAGTACCTGTGAAACTTGTAGACCGAATGACCTTTAGTAAAGCAAACTTTACCCTTAAAAAAAATTGGACGAATGAAAAAGTTTAGTGCTTTCCTATCTGAAGCAGAGAGATCGTTCGCTGCAAAAGCAGCAGAGAAACTAAACCTCCAACATATTGGTTACGGACGGTATGCCGATCAAAATGGCAACGTAACCCATATGTCGAAGGATGGTAAACTAGTAAAAATTACAAAAGACAATGACGCAGGACCCCAACAATCAGCAGGAGGAGAAGAAACTGCAGATGGCGAGGGTGCGGTCGATCAAGGTGCAATATCTATTACATTTGGAAGATTTAATCCACCTACTATTGGACATGAGAAACTTCTAGACAAAGTAGCAAGAGAGGCAAAAAGTAGTGGAGGAGAGTATAGAATATACCCCTCAAGGTCGGAGGATCCTAAGAAGAACCCCCTCGATGCGGGGACTAAAATCAAGTATATGCGCCAAGCGTACCCTGATCATTCTAACGCGATTATTGATAATGCTGACATGCGTACTATTTTTGATGTTCTCAGTGGACTCGATGCTGACGGGTATAGTTCAGTTAATATTGTGGTGGGTGGTGATAGGGTCAGTGAATTCAACTCACTAGCAAACAAGTATAATGGTGACCTTTATACCTTTGATGAAATTAAAGTATCATCAGCAGGTGATCGTGATCCTGATGGTGAAGGTGTGTCAGGTATGTCAGCATCTAAACTTAGAGCAGCAGCAGTACAGGGTGACTTCGATTCATTTAAGTCAGGTATACCAAAGGGTATCAAAGATAAGGATCTTCAGTCACTTTACGGAACGTTAAGAACTGCAATGAAGGTTGAAGAAGACCAAGATTTTGGCGATTGTTCTTATAATATATTTGAGTACGCACCTAAGATGGACTCTCAAGGATTGAGAGAAGCATACTTCTCAGGTGAATTATTCAAAGAGGGCACATTCGTTGAAAACCTTAACACAGGGATCGTTTCTAAGATTGTTAGTAGGGGTAGCAATTACGTCATCTCTATTGATGAGCATGATCATCTATTTCGTACTTGGTTGATGAATCTGATGGAACGAAATGACATTAAGTTCTTTAATTTCAAACCTGCAGGTGAGATGGGAACTGATAAACTCGCTAACTATATGCGAAAACTTACCCCTGGTGAGTTTATTAACAAGATAAATAAAAAGGATAAGGTTACCAAATAAGATGAATTTTAAAGAACTACCTGATATGTCTGCTGCCTATCAACAGGTGCAGGAGAAAGCAAAGAAACTCGATCCAGTCGGGAAAGAGGATGGTGACATCAACAATGATGGCAAAAAAGATAAAACAGATTCTTATCTTGCTAACCGCAGAAAAACTATTGCAAATAAACTCAAGAACGAACATCATCAGAAAGATGAAGATGGTAACGTCATTGAGCACGAAGAAACTACACCCAGTTCTGTAGAAGAAGCAGTCTATGGTGGTGCTAAGAAAGCAACTCCTGAGTCTGGTACTGGTAAGTATTATAAAGAAGGCAAACCTACTGCTATGCAGAAGGAAAAACGTGCCAGGATGGATAAGATCAAGGCATTGACCAATGCAGGTAAGCATAAGGAAGCAAGTGCACTCTACAAGAAAGAAGAAGTAGAGGAAGTGGAAGAAGGTAGTGCATACGGTATCTACAAAGGTGACGGTAAGGATAAGATCCGAGCACCAAGAATGCAGAAAGGTGCCATGGCATATGATGGTCCTAACAAGGCAGCATCCGAAGCAAAGGATCGCATTCTTGCTAAGACTAAGGCAAAGATGAAGAAAGAAGAAAATGAAGTAGAAGAAGGTTACAAACCACTTCCTAAAGAGAAGATGGCACGACAGGCCAATAACGCATATGGTAAAGAGCAAAGAGCAGCAATTGCTGGTGACGAGAAAGAAACCAATAAGCAGATGCAACGCAGGATTGCTATCAAGGATCCTTCGGGACGCAAGGCAGCATTAAAGAAAGAAGCATTTGCTTTCTCTGAAGAAGAACTATTTGATCTGTATGAAAACTTTGAAGAGTTTGATAGTGTAACTGATGAAGAACTCGTAGACTTCATGCTTGAGTCTATCTGTGAACTAGCAGAGGACGATCAGGATCTTCTGGAAATCTGTGAAGCACTTGAGGAAGTTGAGGTTCTATCTGAAGAGAAGTATAAGCAACTTGAACTCAAGTTAAAACCTTCCAAGATGGATCGAGTAAAGAGTGCTGCAAAGAAAGCAGGCGGTATGCTCAAGAAAGGTGTTAAGGCAGCAGGTAAGTCTGTCGCTAAGAATACAGGTAAAGCAGTTGGTGAATTCCAAGCAGCACGCATCAAAGCAAAGCGTGCATCGATGGAAAAAACTCCTGCTAAGTCGTCTTCATCTGACAATGATGGTACTGGTGGTAAGTTAGATAAACTTATCTCTAGTGTCAGAGGTAAGAAGTCTGACACTGGTAGCAGCAGCAGTTCTTCAGATAGCAGCAGCAGTTCTTCAGGTGGTAGTTCATCTGGTAGCAGCAGCAGTGGTGAAACTAGAAGGGCAGCAGGTGGTGCACTCAGGTCTGTAGGTAGACTCCTTAAGAAGGGTCTTAAGAAAGCAGTTGGTAAAACTTCTAGATTAGTATCTAAAGGTAGTGACAAACTTGCTAAGAGACTTGGTGAAGACTATGAAACTATCTCTCATCTATATGAGTCAGGTCTGTTCCAACTCTTTGAGATCGAAAATGTTGTTGCAGAGAACTATCGTGCAATGAGAAATCCTGAGAAGTATGAGAGGGACCAAGAGAAGAGTGACAAGAGAAGTGCTAAACAGAAGAGAATGGCAGATCCTAAGAGAGGAATTAACTCTCCTGCATTCAAAGAGTTCATGCGTCAGCAAGGTATGTGATCTATGTTAAGTTTCAAAGAACTTGCGGAAAAGAAATCTAAGATCCTCGTCAATCCTAAGAAAAAGGATATGATGGAGGTCAAGGGTATGAATCATGGTGAGGACTGTGATTGTAAAAAATGTGAGGCAAAACGTAAAGGGGAGGAAGTAAACGACGGTCCTGATATCAGTACTGAAGAAGTAAACCCCCTAAATAAAACACCTACACAAACAACCGACGCTTATGACAGTCAAGAAGAAGTTTCAGAAGAAAGCAATCAAGAAGAGCGCGATCCAGAAACTTCACTTATACGATTCAGTGAATTTAATGAGGCGACTAGATTAAAGAAGGAGAAAGGTTACGACAAGGGCGGTACTAAAAAACCTGTCCCAGGAGCAAAACCTTCTGCCATGGACGTAGTAAAAGCACAGATTGCCAAACAATATGGTAAGGGTGCAATCATCGGTCAAGGTGGCAGCAAACAAGATAAAAAAGTAAAGGGTGCTAAGTCTACTGCAGGTACTGGTAAGTACCAGAAAGCAGCAGATCAGAAAAAGCAAACAGCATCTGATGCAAAGAAGAGAGGTTTCAAGGACGTCAAGTCTTACACTAACACCATGGCACGCTATGGTGGTAAGGACAACTACGATAAAGGTAGGGGACTCGGATCTTGAAGGTTGACTTAACCAATAACTGCCCTCAGGGGCAGTATTATTGTTTTGATGATAAAAAGTGTAAACCCATGCCTAAAGGTATGACTGTAGGAGGAGATGGTATGTTACGCAAAGAAGAACTAACACATCTTAAACAAGATAGAGAGCACAAAGAACGTGACGCTCGTATGAAATATGGTAAATCATACAAAGAGGTTCTAAAAAATATGAAAGACAAGAAAAATAAATTATATTCTGACACTAGAAAGAAGGGTGTAAGATTCTACGATAAGAAGGGTTCGGGGTATATGAAGGACGGTAAGAAGACCTACGATTAGAAGCCTATATATTGTAGTTTCTAAAAATTAAATCATGTTAGGTTTTCTATTACCCCT